AAATGGTTTTGGTAATTTTTCTATTTATAAGGTCAACAACATAGATTTTACTTTTTTCTTGAGAGGCGGTATATGCAAAAGTCCCCTCAGCATTAACAACTACATGTGCAAGATGCGAATCAATTTCAATTGGTAATGATCCGATAATCGTATCGGTGATTGGATCGATGATAAAAATCTTATCAAATAATCCGTCCGCTATATCTTCCTCTTTTTTTGATGCGTTATCTCCCATAACACCACGCTCAACATTTGCTGTCACAAGTACAGTTTTTCCATTCGGGGCAACCTGAACATTGTGCGTTGTATATTTTACAAATTTATTATTTTGTACTTCGGACAAATCAATCGACTTGATCATCTTTCTGTTCTGGGTGTCTATAACGCCCACGCGTCCTTCTTCCTCAATGGCAACATAAGCCTTTTCTTCAGGGTTTTGGCTGGAAAGGTTGCTATCCTGAAAACTCAGAACTATTGCGCCGATTATGAAGGGTGATAATGCGAGACCTATTGCTACAATTAATGATAATTTCTTCATAAATGTAATAAATATATTCTATAATTTTTTGACTTTTAAACGCAGGGAATTTCCAACCACAGAAACACTGGACATAGCCATGGCAAACCCTGCAAAAACAGGAGAGAGGAGCCATCCAAATAGTGGAAAAAACACTCCGCTCGCCAAAGGAATGCCGACGATATTGTAGATAAACGCCCAGAAGAGATTTTGTTTGATTCCGCGCATGGTGAACTTTGAGAGACGAATGGCCTTTACCAGTTTAGAGATGTCTCCATGAAGCAAAGTGATTCCCGCACTCTCAATTGCTACGTCGGTTCCAGTGGCCATCGCAATACCAACATCGGCCTGAGCCAAAGCGGGAGCATCATTAACGCCGTCACCAGCCATGGCGACTACTTGTCCCTTTTTTTGAAGTTCTGTAATTTTTGCGAGTTTATCGGCTGGCATAACTTCGGCTACAACTTCATCAATACCCACCTGATCAGCTATGAAACGCGCCGTATTTTTATTATCACCCGTTAGCATTACCATTTTGATGCCAAGCTTATGAAGATTTTTCACTGCTTCAACGGCTTCTGGCTTAATCGCGTCTGCAACCATGAACACACCCAGCAACTTCTTTTTTGTTGCGAGCAGGACTGGGGTTTTACCCTCCATTGTTTCTTTCGTAATCGACTTGGCATCAAAATCTATCTTTAGATCGCTGATAAGCTTTGTGTTGCCTGCAAAGTATTCTATCCCATCAATTACGCCCTTTAACCCTTTACCTTTGATTGCTTCGAAATCAACAACGTTCTGTAGTTTTACTTTTCTATCATTTGCTGATGAAACAATAGCGTGTGCGATCGGATGCTCAGATTTATTTTCAAGTCCAGCCAAGATCGAAATAATTTCGTTCTCTGATTTGTCTGAGAGATTATTGATGGAGACCAATTCAGGCTTACCGCGGGTAAGTGTACCTGTCTTATCAACGACAACAGTGTTAACTTTATGAAGTTTTTCTAAAGTAGCGGCATCTTTTACGAGGATTCCCTCGCGAGCACCCTTGCCGACTCCCACAATAATTGCGGTAGGCGTAGCCAGTCCCAAGGCGCATGGACAAGCAATTACAAGTATTCCAACAAAAGAAACCAGACCATATGAAAGTGCCTGTGAAAAACCTAGGTACTGTGTACCAATAAGCAACCATGTATCGAGTGCAAGCACAGCCAAGACCAGAACAATTGGAACAAAAACAGAGGAAATTTTATCAGCCAATGCTTGAATAGGGGCTTTACTACCTTGAGCCTCTTCAACCATTTTGATGATTTGGGCAAGCAGGGTTTCTGCACCAACCTTAGTAGCTTTAAAAGTAAATACTCCTGAAGTATTGATAGTCCCAGCTACGACGGAATCACCATATTCTTTCTTCACTGGCATAGGCTCACCAGTAACCATAGACTCGTCCACAAATGACGAACCTTCAACCAATACACCATCAACTGGAATTTTTCCCGCAGGTTTTACCACAATGATTTCACCATGTGCGACCTGATCTATTGGAATTTCAATCTCTTTGCCGTTTCTTATCACTAACGCAGTCTTTGCCTGAAGGTTTAACAATTTCTCGATCGCATCTCCCGTTTTTAATTTTGACTTTGCTTCTAGATATTTTCCAAGTGCGATAAAAGTGATAACCACGATGGTTACATCGTAATAGCTTTGTTCAACATTCAAATAAGGTCTGAGCGGTGTCTCGAGAGCCGCAAGCATCAAACTATAAAGGTATGCTGCCAACGTTCCTATCCCGATCAAAGTGTCCATATTGGCCTTGCCATATCTAAGAAATCGATATACGCCAAGCAGATACGGTTTACCCACTATGAAGAGAACGTAGGTGGCGAATGCTGGAAGGATATGGTGGAAAAATTCTGACCAGACATACGGCATTGCTGAAACTGCCTTAAATTGGGCTAGTATATCCCAACCCATGACAAAAATACTAAATATTGCCAATGGAATAGCTGACATTACTTTTGACTTCATGTCCGCAATTTCGGCAAGTTTCTCTTTTTTTGATTGGTTAATACCAAGATGAGCTGCATGTTCATCTTGTGTCATTCCCATCTCTTCAGCGGTTGCAATTACAAGGGAGTAACCAAGAGGTTCTATGGATTGAGAAAGATGATGAGGAGTAATTTTTTCAGAATCAAAAGCAACTTTAGCTGACTCGGTTCCGTAATTTACTTCAGCTGAAGTAACGCCAGTTTGTTTTTTAAAAGTTTTCTCGATGATGCCCGCACAAGATGCGCAGTGCATGCCTTTAATTTTAAATGTTTGATGTGCGCTCATAATTAATTTGATAAATTGTATATCTTTAGAAGTTCACCAATGGCTTTTTTCTTGTTTTCGCTCATTTGATGAGCAACGCACGTATCGAGGTGTCCAGCGAGCAACTCACGCTTTGCTGCTTTCAGTAAACCAATAACGCTATCGACTTGCTGAATTACTTCTGGGCAATATCTATCTTCTTGAATCATCTCAACTACTTTATTGAGGGTACCCAAAGCCTGTTTAGAAGATTTGAGGGATTTATTTTTATTATCTGGCAACATCTTCATAAAGTTTTACAGTTAAATAGCCTACAACCTAGAGTATAGGTTATAGGTTGAGAAAAATCAAGTGGATAATTTCATACTTCAACGTAGGGCATGTAGCTATGCCTGCAATTCGGATGTATCGGCAACACAGGCGCCCTTGTATATCCGCCCGTTTTGCCAGTAAGGCTATAAACCTCTCCCTCGTAAGGCCTGCAAATCGGGCAAGCTGTGGCATGTGTTGAGATTTCCACCAAATCCACCTGATTGGCTAGTAGGCGGTTTTTAGTCCCTTCACCGTTGGCTTTGATCACATGAGTTCGCACGAGCATTTCAGCATAGCTGTCGATAGTCCAGTGTTTGCCGCCACGATCCACGAGAGCGGTGAATCCCGTGTCTTCCACTAGTTGCTTTACCTCACGCTTCACATTGTCCAGCGCCTTGCCTTCGAGTTGTCCCGAGATTATCTGTTCGTTTATTTTCTTTTTTACGATATCGCTCACAAAACCTCGGCCTGCGCGGCGCACTCCTTCGATGCCAGCGGCAAAATCAAGGTAAGCGTCTTCGGTCAATGCTTGGATGGCTTCTTTGTGTACTTGCCCGAAGCCAGTCTTGTCGAGTGTGAGTCCGAGCTTGCCCGCATCATCCACGGCTTGTTGGCTTCCTTTCTTGTATTCCTGCGGAATCTCTACCACGAGCCAGTTCTTCGTTTCGCGCTCAAGGTCTGCGGCAATCTTGTTGATGTCTCCCATAATCACTTTCCGAATCAGGATGATTGGCTTTCTCGGATCAGCACGTCTTACAGTTGTTCTCAATTGCTGCGCAGCTCGGCGGTAAATATTTATAAGCTTTGTTTCGTTGGCCATAGTTAGAAAATTAGAAATGCGAATCTCACGGTGACGATGACCGTAAATAAAAAGATCAGCAACAACGCATGGAATATCAATGCGGCCTTTACGTATCGCAGCCAGTTGCGATCGATATTCTCGAGGCGTTTCTGCAACACCTCTTCGGAAGTGAGGTGTTTTTGGTAAGGATTAGGATAGGTGTTGTAGCTCATATGGTATCGGGTTAAATGCTGATATCAGGAACCTGTTTGCGTGCTTGATCCATCTGGTAGCTAGACATCTCATCCTGCTTGGCGATCTTTTCGAGCTCGTTCTGTAAAGTTTCGCCTTCCAGTCCTTTGAGTTCACGAATAGCAGTTTCTTTGCTCTCAATTCCGCTTTCAACCATGATCTGATGAGTCTGGGCTTCGGTGAATAAGTCGCGCGGCAATCCCAAGTCCCACATGAACGTGATGTCCACGCTGTCTGGGAATTTCTTCGCACCTTCGAAGAAGAGAGCTGTCTTCAAAATGTCGATCAGTTTTGCTTCATAAGCTCTCTGCTTGCGTTTAATCTTCTTGAGGAATGCGGCCATACGGAGCTTGGCGGTTTCAACCTTTTCCACTCCGCCTTTGTCTTCCAGTCCCAAGAATGACACTGGTGTTTGTGTGACCGTGCAAATCTGCCTTATAAGCCCTTCAATTTGCTTGAATCCTTCCTCGATCAGCGGATTGGAATTGGTGATGTACTGCGGAACAATGTCTCCCTTTTCTACGAGGAAAATATCCTGCGAGCTATCCATTTCGCCTTTCTTGCTCAATACGCCTTCACCCACGGCCACCTTGGCGTTCAGGTGCTTGATGAGTTGCACGGAGATTTGAGTGATGCGGTCATTGATTTCCTCAAATAAATTCATCACGCTTTCGTAGGTTGAAATGCCGAAGCGTTCCTTCACCGTCTTGAAATTGTCGATCTGGAACACGGGCAAGTAATCCAGCTCCGTATCTTCCTCAGCGGGCAGTTCGGTACTGAAGAGTGTGAGCTCCGTTATTTGCGATTGCTTCATATCGGGGGTGGTCGTCCAGAGTTCGTGCGCTATTTTTCCTTTGCCGTCCACGAGTTTGTGAATCTGTTTGTAGAGGAAAGTTTCTTTCTTTTGGTTTTTCGGATTCACGATGTCCACGTAGGAAGCGATCACGACTTGCCGTGCCTCTTCGCCAAGGCGCACGCCCGCGAAGTCGGGATAGTAGTTGTCGTATGGTATTTCTTCGATCACGGCGGTCTTATCCTTTTGACGCACGACGAAGATTGTGAAGCCCGCCACATCCTGAATGACGGAGCTTTGGTATAACTTTTCGTCGAGGTAGTTGTTCTGAATGATGTCGTTGATTTTCTTTTCCATCGGCTTTTCTTTTTCGATTTCATTGGTCTGAATCTTGAGCTGTTCGCCGAACAGGAAATCTGCCGCGGTCAGCGAGATAATCTGACCTACGTTGTACGCGAGGTAGAGCAGTGTTTTCTTTTTCGTGTCTTCCTCAAAATAACTCTTGAGTTTGAAGACTTTGCTATGTAGCCCTTTGAACACGTTGTAGTAGTTGTTGAGCTTCGCAACGCGATTGAAATCGTCATTGCTCGGGAATTGTTGGGTGATGTCGGTCATAGTGATTAGTTAAAGAATTATTAAAGTCCAAGGTCGTGACGACTGATGTTCGCGTCCGTAATCTTGCGTGCTTTGAGCAGTGCGAGCGCCAGACTGTCGGGGAAGTCGTCGTGTGCACCAGCTTTGTCTGGGTGATGGCAGGACAGGAATTCGCCCTTGTATTCCTTGATCATGTCCATCATTTGGTTTTCGAATTTCACCGTGTACTTGTGGTCTGTTTGGTACACCAGCTCTTCGTCGCGCAGAATCTTGATCAGGTTTTTGTAGAGCGTATCCTTGCTCTGCAGGCTGAATTTCACGGGTTCGGTGTTGTAGCGCGTCTGCTTTTTGAAGCTATCGACCACGGGATCGCCTACACCCGTTGCGTCGATGCACACCTTCATGACGTGCTTAAACTTGGTAAGTTCCTTCGCCACAATCTCGACCTGATCGGTATAGTCGTCGCCCTTCATGGCCAACCAGCACAGCACCTTGTACTTTTTCAGGTCTTCGTCCCAACCCACGACGGTTAGCACGCTTTCGTCCTGCTCTTTGGCCACGTCCCAACCAGCGTAGACGGGATTTTCGTACGGGAACTTCACGCTGTAATCACGGCCGAGTTTCTCCAGCTCCGCTTTGGTGATGAGCATTCCGCGTCCGATCTTCCATTCGAGGGCGTACTGGGTTTGGAAGTAATCGCTGTCTTCGCGGTAGCGTTCCTTTTCACCTTCGATGAAGTCTTGATATTTGAGGTGTAGCGGGTTCTTGGTGGCTTTATAAAGGGCTTGCTTGTCGGCTATCACTTGCTTGTAGTCGTACTTGAACACGTTCTTACCATTCTCAATTCCGCGGTAGAAGTTGCAGAGCTGATAGCCACCCGAGCCGATGAATATCTTGCTGCCGTTGGTCGAAGCCAGCATCGGGAACACTTCATTTTTCGCTTTTTCGTCGTCGATCTTTTGCGCTTCCTCAATGATGGCGAGGTGCAGTGATTTACTTTCCAAGTGCGATGTCGGCGAGAGCGAGAAACAATAAATCGTATTGCCGTTACCAAGCTTCAGCGTGGTACCGTTCGACTCTTCGAAGTCCAGTCGGTAAATGGCTTTCAGTATGCGCAGGTTTTCTTTGAGGCGGTCGAAGTCTGTTTTGGCCTGCTCTTTTTGCGGAGCGAAAATCCCAATCGCCAGCGGTGTGCTGAAGAAGTGATGCGCAAAGGTCATGAGGTAGGCAATCGCATCGACCACGGCCGTTGTTTTGCCCGCTTGGCGTGAGACTTCGATAAATACTTCCTCGCCGTTCGTCACGAACACCGTTCTGATTATTTCTTGCGCGATCTCGCGTTGGTAATCAGTAAACGGCCGCTTGAAGTGGCGCTCACCGAAGGCATCCAGTCCCCGATATGTTTTCTCTAAATCTATTTGCATTTGCATTTTGGGTCTTTGGATAAAAGTTTGGCGAGATCCGCAGTCGGGTCATCCAGCTGCAGTTGTTGTTTCGGTGTGTACTTATGGCTGCGTGACTGCAGGTAAAAGCGCACCATGTTCATGTCCTTGTTCACGATAATGGCCTCGGCAAGCCGATCTTCGGCAATGATGCCAATTTCAATATCCCGAACTTCTTCCGATTGCAGGTAAAAAGCACGATCAGTCTTTTGCCATTGGTAGAACGTGTGGGTGCTGATGTTCACGTCTTTGCAGGCAAGCGTAACAATCCCTTTGCGCTTCTTGAGCGCCTCGAGGAATAGTTTCTTGTCCTTTGCTGTAGTTTTCTTGCCTTGCATAGATTGTGAGTTAGTAAGCACCCCTGTTCGTGTGAGAAGTGTGAGAGGTTAAGTGACTTTTTCGGCCTTTTTACCCGCGTAGTCTTCCCAACGTTTGATAATGACGTCGATGTATTTCGGGTCGAGTTCCATGCCAAAACTGACGCGCTTGGTTTTTTCACAGGCAATAAGCACCGAGCCAGAGCCCATGAAAAAATCCAGCACGATGTCTCCCGATTTACTGCTATTGGCCAATGCGTAGCTGATAAGCTCAACAGGCTTTTGTGTCGGGTGCACGTATTCATTCACGTTGCTGCGTGCCATGCTCCACACGGTCGTCTTGCCTTGAGCCTCATAGCGCTTCATCTTTTGCGCCCATGCCAAAAGCTGTCGATCGTTTTTCTGAAAGTCCCAAACCGTGGCATGAGTGCGGTCGCCATAGAACTGGGTCTTTTCGCCTTTTATTCCCGCGTAGAAGAACGGTTCATGTTTCCAGCGGTAATCGCCCCAGCCGAGTGCGCTTGAGGGCTTATTCCAGATCAGCTGCGTTTTGACTTCAAAGCCCGCCTTTTCCAGCGCTTCCTCAAATTGTGTCTGCGTTGAGGAGCTATGGAAAACGTAGACGCCAGCCCCGCCTTTTACGGCATTACGGTAGTTGGTGAATGACTTGGTGAGAAACTCCATGAACGCGTCGGCACTCATGTTGTCATTCTTGATATGGTTTTTCGTCTTTTCACCTTGGCCTTTGTAGTTCACGTTGTATGGTGGGTCGGTAAAAACCACGTCGGCCTTCTGGCCGCTCATGAGCTTCGCCACATCTTCCTTTTTGGTTGCGTCACCGCACATGAGTCGATGTTCGCCCAGCTGGTAGATGTCTCCGTATTCGCTCTTCGGAATTTCGGGGATTTCAGGAACTTCGTCATCACGGTCTTCAGGGTCGAGATCAAGGAAGAGCTTGTCCAATTCATCGCTGTCGAAACCAACGTCCAGCAACATTGCTTCGTCAAAGTCCGCGAGCAGGTCGAAGTCCCAGTGTCCCAAGTTCTTGTTGAGGCGCAGGTTCAATTCCTTTTCTTTTTCGATTTCAGTGATCTTGATGTAATGCACGGGCACTTCTTTGATGCCCATTTCCTTTGCCATGCGCACGCGGAAGTGGCCGCCGATAATGATGTTCATTCGCTTTGGCGCTGAGTTCACAATCACGGGTTCAACAAACCCGAAGCGCTCAATGGACTTCTTGAGTTCGGCAACTTCTTTGTCGGTTGCACCTCGCGGATTGTAGTCCGCGAACTTTAGCTTTTCGATGTTTACTTGTTCGATTTTCATAAGGGTAAAATTAAAAAAAGACCATGCGACGCCCGATATTTTCGGGCAGATGGTCTTTAAGACTTGGGTTCCGTAGCTGCTTTGATTGTAGGCCAACCCTACGCGTTTTCAAGCAGTTCGGGCAGTTCCTCAAAGAGGGACTTTGCAGTGACGGTGACTACTTTGAACTCTCCGTTCTCGAACTTATAATACCAAAATTTCTTATTTCGGTCTTTTATTTCGATGAGCGGGGTACCTTCTTTCACGAGGTACTTGAAGAGTATGTAGTTGCCGCGCGCTGTTTTGATAGGGATGTTTTCCATAAACTTTAAGTTTCTAAGA